CTTTTCTTGCACCAAGCTTCCAGATCCTTAATGTCAATCTTCTTACTAGGTCTTTCGTCCAAATACATAACTCCGTCATCACCTGCTACTTGGTAAGTGAATGTCTTCTCATTCTTGAACCCGGGATAGAACATCCCTATTTCTTCCATCAGTAAACAATTAACAATTGAGTTTATGATAGTAGTCCAGCCGCTACCAGAAGGCATACCCCTTTGAATTTTAAAAAGGTTACCATCCGGAGCTACAACGAACTTATCTAACAAGTGGTTACACTCATAAATAAACATATTGTCAATTTCCTTTGACGGGGGGAAGAATGCGCGAGCCACTGCGAAAGCTCCAACAATTTTATCTCTAATGATTGAAGAATCATAAAGAGACCAATCGAATTCCAACGCCCAATTGTGAACACGAGATCTATATAACAATTGATCATACTCGAAATGAGTAGTTGATTTTCCAATTACTATATTAGATCTAGTGGAATTGAAAATTGAACGCTCGATCTGATAAGTATACGGTTTAGACATAAAGAAGTTTACAGCATCCTGCTGCATAACGTTCCTAGAATAAATTTCCTTGCCGTAATCCTTATCAATTGAAGCTTTCTCCCTAGCCCCTGTTGTGTATGTGGAAACACAAACGTTTTCAGATTTATGGACATGGTCCCATAAACTTGATGCTGCTTCACAGATAGAAGACCAACCATCTACCTTCTTACTAAAATAGTTAGAAGAGTCTCCACCAGGGAGACTGTCAGGTCGGAAAGGCATTAATCTTATCAACGCTTTATAAGGAACGTTAACAGGACCAAAGTCTTGATTCCTATCTAAGAATGACTTTATCAAAAGCTTAGTGCGCTTATAACTTTTCGGAATTGAAAATTTTCCCTTAGAAAAGTTGGCGAACTGAAATTTTGCACCAGTGGTGCCTGCTCCAATAGTGAACTTGTTGAATATAGTGTCAACAAATTCACCTGGACAATCAACGCTTGAAACCGTTTCAGCAATTTCAATGCGAGGATAAAGAATCTTGGTTGGTCTTTTACCTACTTTAAGAGCCGCTCTGCTAATAAATTTTGCAGTCGAGCCCTCAGAAATGTCTAGGTAACAATTCTCAACATGACCCTTATAAGGTTTATAAGGGGAATGCTTCTTCTCCTCAGTAAAAGGTACGTACCTAAAATCAGGTACAAACTGAGGAGAAGGAGCAACGTTAACAATTGTAGTTCTATCCCACTTCTTCATAGGATTGAAAGTTCCAACAAAACGATCCCTTCCAGTTCTATCAGTACCAATTTTGGTACCAATATTACTCGCGCGCGCCTCCGCACGCGAGTAAGCTTTCCTATCTGAGTTGTAAAACTTTACAAACTTAGAGTTTTTGCGCTCAAACTTTTGATAAGAATCTAGCCAATTAAAGGCGACGTCGCATCCACCGGAATTAATATTGTCCTAGGAAGCTTGACAAGTCAAAAGCTTCTTTAGACTGACGCCACTCTTGGAGCGCTTCAGTCTGCAAGGACACTAATTTTTCCTCGATGTTTCTTCTGCACACTACATTGGTAGGGTCCAGTTCGAAATCAAGGATTGCCTCAGACGCGTAGCCAAGCGGAAGGTCGGCGATCGTCATCCTAACGATACCAACCAGTCCCTTGCTGCGGGCGTCAACCCATTGCTGAAATTTCTCCCTGTCAAAAGACTTTTGCGCGGGAGAAATTCCAAAAACGTAAGAAGCTGACTGGGTAGTCTTGGCGCTATAAGCCAAGCCAGCCTTAACTTCACGAAGCCTCTCTTTTATGAGTTGAGCTTCGTCAGTTGTGATACCGATCGGGGGAAGTTGTTGATCGATATCACGCTTCTCCTGAACGCGGATGGTAACCGCATCCATAAATCCCCTGCTTTTGCCACGAGCAAGAATCTTTGGTAGCTTCTGGAGAGCTACCGTGTACTCATCAATCGCGGCCTTGCCTCCATATTTAGAGACATCTAGGAAAGCGGGCTTAGCGGAAGACGAATCCAAAAACAATTTAGTGTATTGAGTACAAGCGTACTCCCAAATTATTTTGGAGTTGTCCTCCACAACCGCCGCCCTAGTTACCTCTCCAAGGGGGGGCACAGTTTTAAGAGTCCCTGAAAAGGGCTGCAATCTTTTAAGGATCGCAAGCACCTCTTTAGACGGACCAATTAGGTCCGGCTTTTCCATGAACCCAGCAGGCGGAATTACGCCTGGAGTGACATCCGTTATGCTTGGAACGGGTGCCTTCGCAACTACGCTCAGACGTTGCGTCTGAGTTGGTGAACTCGAACACCACCAATTGCGACTTGGTGGTGCTACTACGTCTCCATTAACACAAATACGAACAAGCTTACGCTTGTTATTGTAAACACTAGATAGTGTCATAAGATGAAACGGAAGTTTTAATTTTCGTTTATTGTGTTCAAATGCCCAAATGGGGGCACGCAGCACAGGTTAAAACCGTTAAACGCTAATCCACGCTAAACTATCCCATGATGCTTTATGTGTATTGCGGGGGTATTGTTGACCCGCGTACTCCCTCTTTGTCAAAAGACAAACATCTTCCAACATTGAAACACACACTTCAAGGACGAAAGAACACTGAACGTCTGATTTGTACTTGAATCTTAT